AATTGCTTCATCAGTTATGCTAACACTAACTTTTCCTAAACTTGTATCACCTTCTTTGTAATCAAAGTCAAAGTAACGAGCATCTTTTGGTACATTTGTTACTTTACCATCTACATTACCTATAGTAACACTAGGAAAACGTCCACGTATCTTATTAAAAAGTTCTTCTGATATTAGATCTAAATTTTTCATTGTATTGTATTTATCAATAGTTACTACTTATGAAGATAGGCATTGGTGCTTCGTAGTCGTCTATTTCTTCCGCTTGTGTAAATGTATTATAAATTCTTGGATCCCAATCTTTTAGCACAGCCATCATTCTAATAGCAAGTAATGTAGCACTTATAAGATCATCTGTTTGTCCTAGTTTTGCTTGGTAACTTGAGCCGGTTGCAACATAATTTTTCAATTCAGATAGAAATGGTTTCGAATGTATAATCATTTTATCATTTTCAATCATTGTTTTCATTCTACTACATGCTGTAATCTTAGTGCCGTGTGTAGTATTAAATCCCTTGCGGAACTTTCGTACATGACCTTTGCGCATTGGTTCACTTACAAATAATCCAGGTATGTTTTCTTCACCAAAATCATTAATAACAATAAGACATGCTTCGCCAATGCCGTTGTTTTCTACACTCCAATATATACCATTAGTATTTTTAGTTTCTTGTTGCAGATAATTGCATATGTCTGACAGTACTCTGATTTGACCAGGAATTGCTGTAGTATTGTGTTGCCATTCTGCTACTTGTTCGTAACTAGGTAATTCAAATACTTGTATAGCGGCATTATCGCCTCCTGTACCCATTGACGGATCAAGAGCAACAGCATATGTAAACTCTGGTGTGGGCTTTTTATACCAACGTGTTTGCCCCATATTAACTAATGGATTGTCACCCTCCATTGCAGCCAACTTAATAGAATTAATTAATGTTTCATCAAATACTAAAAATTCACAATCGTATTCACGTCTAAAACGTTCTTCGCCGATTCTTCCTAATTCTTCAACTTTCCATTCTTCGTCTCTATCAGGATGTTCGTTCCAATAACTTCTAAAACTATGAAACCCGTTTAGTCCAACTTCTTGCTCATTGCCGTGATCATCAAATTTATCTTCTGCTTGTTTCCAAATAGTAGCAAATGTATCTTCGTCTGAGTTAGGTGTTGATGTAATAATAGCACGACCACCTGTTGCTAGTGTAGGTGATATTGATGTCCAAAAGTCTGTTGCAACGTTAGGTTGTACAAATGCAAACTCATCACAGTATAGTAGTGATATACTCATACCACGTCCTGTGTTACCTGTAGTAGTTGCACTTACAATACGTGATCCATTTTCAAATTCAATTGAACCTTTGTTATAGTTTGTAACACCTGCTCTAATGTGATCAGGACACAATTCATATACATATCGTATACGTTGCATAATTTCTTGAGCACCTGTGTATTTGTGTGCGGCAATAAGAATAGTTTGATCAGGATTAAACATAGCAAACCAGCACAGATAAATCGCTGCACATGTTGTTTTGCCTGTTTGTCTAGGCATCATATTAATATTAAATCGATAGCTGTGATATGAGTGCATTAATCCTAATTGATATTCAAACGGATCAAACAACAGTTTTCCTTTTACAGGATGTTGTATGTATGCAAACTTACGAGCAAAATATAAGTATCCGTTTTTTGGATCCATACATTTTTGTAGATCTTCAACTTGCTCGTTTGTAAATGTTTCTTGTTTATTGGCTTTCTTAATTAAAACGCCGTCTAATGATGTACTCATATAAGTATTTAACCTATTATTTCGTCGTAGTATCCTGTATCGAACCTTAAATCAAATAACTTGCGTTTGTCTTGTTGTATTAGTACAGGTACAGGTGATGCATTAGGACCGTTGGTTGGTTCACTCCATAACCATTCATATGTTCCATTATCAATCTTTTTGTGTAATTTTTTTAATCTTCTACGATTATAGTTTGGACAAATATAAACAATGGCCTGGTTATTGCCTAGTGGCTCAATCTCTCCAGACCATTGTGTAATTTTTAATTCGCCTTTTTTAAGAGCTGCGCCACTCCAAGGACATACAGGTTTAATGTGTTGGAAGTATTCTTCCCAATTAACCTCTTGACTTCTTACCACGACTCTTTTTACCTCTAGAGCCCTCAGTTGTCTTTTTATCCTTGCCACGTGATGCCATTAATTTATTTCCACGTGATGCGTTTAGCTTTTCGCCACGTGATGCTTTTAATGTTTTACCACGTCCTCTGCCCTCAGCTGTCATTTTTTCATTTAATGCTGCCCAAAGCTGTTCTTTGATTGATGTTTCAACAGCCATTGCATTATCGCCATCTTGTGCAGCTGGATATGCTTTCTTCTGTCTGTTAAGTCCACCACTTAAATCTTTAGTCATTGTTTGTGTATCTGCATATGTTTCTTCTGGTGAATTATCCCAATCTTCTTCTACACCTTCTTCGTCCATTCCACATGGAGAATCACTACTTGGTGGTTCCATTAATCTCATTTTAGATACCATATCGTCATGTCCGTCCATATGGTTGTGTGGCATTATTTCCATATCGTTTTGACCATCTTTGTCTATGTCAAGAGCGGCTCCACCTGGCATTGATTGTACACCAGTATTCATCCCTGCATTTTTAAGGATGCCAGCTAATTCAGCAACCTCTGCTGCGCTATCACCATTAATTGAAATATTCATTGATGCTTCTTTGATTGCTTTTTTCATGTTGTTGTCCTTACTTGCGTTTTGTTGTGTTGCACTTGCATCGTCTGGTCTACCAGTTGACGGTGTAACTTGTTTAGGTGCTTGTGATGTTGCTCCTGTTGCTTTATTGTGTGCGTCAATAACAGCTTGAAACTTTGGTCTTCCTTTATCTGCAATTTTTTTAATTGAAGCAACTTTTGCCGCAGGAAGTAATCCTACTTGTGCAACAGCTAGTGCAGCTTTTAAATCTGCTCCTCTTGCTCCTGCTGGTCTACCATCTGATCCTGTAAAAATATATGAACTTCCGTCTGGACGATATAATCCTTTTAGACCTAAGTTTTGTGCACCTTTTGCAATTACATATCTACTTCTATAATCAGCTGTGCTTAATAATTGCATTGCTTTAGTGCCTAATTTTTTCAAAACATTAGCGTCTTTGGCAGCATCTTCTGGTTCTAATGCTTCTGCATCTTTAACAATTTTTTCAAATTGTTGCATTGTTATACCTTTTTTAATTTGACCTGCTAGGCTATCAAGTGTTACTTTTGGTTTTTCTACAGGTGTTGTTTTGGCATTACCTAAATCATCACTATCATTTTATGCAGCTTGCTTTTTAGCTGGCTCATCAACTAGCTTTAAATATCTGTTTAATGCATTTGTAATTTTTTCATCGTCCATTCCCGGAAGACCAACGTGTCCTTGGACTTTATCATGTAATGCTTTTAGTTCAGCCATTTCAGCTTGTGTAAGCTGTTCATTTAATTTTGATTCTACTAGTGTAATTAAGTCACGGAAATCATAACTAGCAACTACTCGACCTTGTGTGGCATTAGGTGTACCTGCATTAACTTGTCCACCTTCAAGTTTATTTAATAGTTCAATATAACGATCTACATCTGCATTAGGTTGTGCTGTGTCAATGTCTTTTTGTTGGTTAGCTGCTGTCATCGGATCGTCTTTAGCATCTGCATCTGCTTTATCTTGTGCCGCTTGTGCATCGTTTGATGTTTGTGCTGAATCTGGTTCAGCGCCATCCTGTGGCGATTGATCTTGATCTGCTGGTAATGGTTTTTCTGTACTTGCTCCTGCAGTGTCATCTGGTGTTACTTTATTCTTTTCAAAATTATCATCTAATGCTTTTTTAATTGCGGCCATTGTATTTGGACCTGCTTGTCCATCTACACTCAAACCATTTGCTTTTTGGAATGCTTGTACAGCGGCATATGTTCCTTGACCGTACTTACCGTCAAGTCCATTTGGATCATGTCCTAAACGTGATAGAGCTGTTTGTAAATTTTTAATTTCAGGCATTGCTTTTTTGCCGCCATCATTGTATGCTTTCATTAAATTGGCTGTAGTAGTATCTAACTTCCGTCCTAGTAAAGAACCATTTGATTGTTGCGCTGCTGCTGCATCTGCTGGACCATCAATTCCTGCTGTTGCGTTTGGATCTACATCAGTACTATCATCATCTGAATCATCACCTACAGTAGATGAATCTGGTTCAGCGCCATCCTGTGGCGATTGATCTTGATCTGCTGGTAATGGTTTTTCTGTACTTGCATCACCTGTTGCTGCTACAATAGGTTTGCCATTTGCATCTGTAAAAAAATTGCCTGCGGGTCCTGCTGTTACTGTTGCCTCTTGGTCACCAATAGTAACCTTATCACCAACATTAACTTGAGCTATGCCAAGCATTGCTTGACCAATATCAGCAAATGACTTGCCAACTGGCTCATTTTGATCTGCTCCGCCGCCTATATCAGTGCTATCATCATCTGAATCATCACCTACAGTGCTTGTGTCGCCAGGTTGGATTGGTTTATCTGTACTTGTAGTATTGCCATCTGCATCTGTTGCAAAGTTGTTACCTTGTGTTACTAGTTTATTTTTATCAACAGCAGTATCTAAATCTTTTTTTGCTGTTTTTGGTAACGCATTAACAACTTCTTCTGCTTTATCTTGATTTATGCCTAGCTTTTTTTCTAACCAATCAAGTATACCTTCGTCGACTTTTTTATTTTTTTCTAAATCTACTTCACTATATAAATTAGATATATTAATAAACTTTTTAATATCATCGTTGTTCATAATTAACTCCCAATTACAGCTTTAGTATTTTCTGTATCGCTTATGTCTTTTGACTCTCCTGTCGGAGCGCCTTCCATAGGATCAATTTCACGTTCTTTGCGAGCTGTTTCTAATTCTTTTAATAGATCCATTACTCTAGCTCCACCAACTTCGCCTTGTGCGCTTTCGCCACCCATGTCTTCAGTTGTTAGTTTTGCTTCGTAAGGTCCTTCTTCTTTTTGTGTTTGTTGTTCTTCAATAGGATCAAACTCGCCACGTACAACAATATGGCTGTGGGGAACATCACAACACTGTACTAGGTATTGTTCTAATACATGTGCTGTTGTAGGATATTTAATTTCAGCTTCGTAATGTGTTACTTCCATGTTTTGCAACTGTGGAAAATCCATTGGTTTTTCTGTTATTGGTGCCCGTTTACCAGTGCTAAGTTTCACAACTTCGTACTTGTTAAGATTAGTTTCCATTGTATCTACGAATCCTTCAGGTACTTCTCCTGCTACTCGTATAAAAAATTTATATGTCTTTTCAGACTCTGTTAAAAATTGTGCAAATGTTTTCATGGTGTTTTTCCTATTATAAACTATTTATCCATACTTTTCAATTTCTCTAACAAACTATTACGGTCTGTAACCACATATCCGTCGCCGTTTACTACATCGCTGTTGTTTGGAGTATCGTTATCTAGTTTTTCTTTCTTTAATTGTAGTTCAATCATTTTAAGTTTTTTGTCCATTTTTGCAACTTTTGCATCTAGACTTGTTTTAAGCATTGAACCTGCTACTTCAAAAACTCTACCACTATAACGACTTTCAACGTTCATACCCAAGTCCATTAAGTCTTCGTAGCTTTGTAAAGCTCTTCCTGCTATATCATTAAGTTCAGCATCTGCTTTTTCACCTAGTCCTTTAACACTAGGTAATGCTGATGCAATTTTATCAAACTCTGCGATATCTCTAAATGTCTCTGTTTGCTCAACTACTGCAGCTTTTGCTTTAGTTTCGTTTTGGGCATCAGAAATAATTTCTTTAGAATCAGGCAAGTTTAAAAGTTCTTCAAGTTTTTTCGTCATAGTATGTAACCTTTATATACACACTTATTTATCGGTTATCGTTGGCCGCTGTGAAAAATATCATCCTCAGTAACTATGCGGAATTGTATGTTGTTTTGCTTACAATATGCATATGCAGCTTCCCATTTGGCTTGATTAACAATCCAGGCCGCTTGATTGTGCTTACTACGTCCTAATTTTTCTCGGTGTGTTTGATTAGCAGGCTTAACTTCAATAAGTTCTACCTTTTGTTTGCCGCCTCTATCAGCATAAGCAATAAAGAAATCTGGTACATATATTGTTTGTTTACCTGTAAGAGGATTTCGATATGGTATTTTTATAGCTTCACTAGCCCATTTATCAACAGCTGGATGGTTATCACAAAAGTTCATAAACGCAAACTCCCAACTTGATCTATAAGTAGGTGTTTTGGTTCCTATATACTTTTCTGGAAATTTACAGTTAAATTTACCTTGCGCAAATCTAGCCATATCATACTACAACATTTCGTTTTTCTACTGTGTCGTTATTAGCCGCTAATTTAAAACCTAATGTACTTGTACGCAATCTGTTGTAATTCAAAACTTCGGTTACCACACTACTAAGTTGTATGTTATCTAATCCTTTTAAGGTGTCAAGTAATTCAAATATTTTTACACCGTCTAGTTTAGCTTGATTTAATAATATCGTTGCTGTACTAATTGCTGAATTTTTTTCAAATCCTCTTTTTTCAAAAAACCCTATAACAGCATCAACTTCGTTTGTAGGAAATGCTAATTTTTCGTTAAAATAGTTATCAAAAAATTCTGTAACATTTTGATCGCTTGACTTAGAGGTTGTTGGTAAACTACTCATTATGTTGCTCCTTGTTGATATGCAGCTCTTGCATCAGCTACACTTTGCCCAGTACGGTTTTGTATACTTTTTATGCCAGCTGCTTGATCAGCACTAGCTTTGGCTGCGGCATTATTCCTAAATGCTTTTGTAGCTAGTGTCACAGCACCAACTCCTGCAGCGGCTAATAATAGATCTTTTGAACCGCCTCTGCCTCCATTTTTTGGAAATAGCGTATTTGCTACACCACTTACATTTGTTCCAGTTGCTGCTCCTAATGCGCCTGTGAGTATGTTAAACCCTTCTTGTCTAATACCGTCTTTGCTTAAATTACGTATATTACCAATTAGATTGGCTCCCATTAATACTCCTAATAATGGATTTTCGTATACATCGCCACTAGCAATAAAATCATACAAACTAAATGCACCATCTATGGCTCCTGCAAGGCCGCCTCCTCCGCCGCCTGCTAATGATAACGGACTAGGTGTACGATCATAATGATCTTGACCGAAGCCAGCAGGTTCGCCATCTGCTCCTGCTCGAACTGCTCCAGCTTCATAAAATACAGCCTCGTATGCTACTGTAATTTTATTTTCTAGTGTCCCAAGACCGTCAGCATTACTTACATCATCGTGTGCCCATTGTGTAATCAAAGGATTAACAAGAGTATAAGTTACATATTCACCTCTTGCCATTGTGCTAATTTTAATTTCTTTGAAAAAAGGTACACCAGGATTGTTAGTATCCATACCATATTTAAATCTATAAGGTGCTGCACCATCTGGTTGTTTGCCTTCGTATGTGTTGTGTGGATTAATTTTATATGCTGTACCGCCGTTTACTCTTTGATTGCCGTCAGCAAAATAGTATCTATAATATGCTTGTAAGAATGCTGTTGTTAATCCTTGATTATCATCATGCATTGTTATACTAACCGGGTCATATTCTATACCAGTTTGTACGTTTTTAATTCTATTATATTGTTTTTTTTGTTCGACTTTAGCAGAATAGCTTGGTAAAGTTGCACTTTTTACTAGCATTCCTATTTCGTTAGTAGCAGCACCGTTAAGAAGTTTCGGAATTATGCTTTGCGCTTCGGGTGTAATAACAAATTGTACATGATAATTAAATTTGCTTCTAGGAGCAAGGCGCATGTTGTTATCAACATAAAGCCTAGATCCGTGTTGCCAGTCACCTAAGTTTCCTTTAGGTGAAAGTGCGCCTGTTGCTATCGAGTCTAGTAATGCATTAAATTTATTTGCCATACTAATATTTATCCAACTTATTAAAGTACGTATATAAAGAAAAAAGGGAGCGCAATGGCTCCCTTTAAAAAGACTAAATGTATTTTATTATTTTTATTATGCGCCGCCGCCAGTTACTGCTGTGTTAACTGTACGTCCAATAGCTGTACCAATTCCAGTACCTTGCGGTGATTGAATTGCATTATCGTAACGTATAGCTAGTGTAACACTTACTGGATCAGTTGAGTTTGAATATGCTAAACTATTATAGTTTGCACTTTCACAGTAACAACCATATAGTTCAAATGTTTCTAATACATTTGGTACGTTTGCGCCATTACCACCGTCTAAGATTTCAATACGTGTAGTAAATTTGTAATCTTGTCCTGATGCTGCACTTGATTGCTCATAGAAATCAAACTGTTTCTGAAGTTGTTCGCCAACTAGTTTTTGTACATTGTTGTTTACATCTTCACGTAAGTTTAATTGAATTGGTTCCCAAGTATGTTTACCTGCTAGGTACACACGTGAGTTATATACGTCTAGTGTCATTTGTTCAAAACTTACATTTGGTCTAGTTACGTCAATAACTTGTTTTGTAAGTTCTGTTGTTGGTGTACTAACGCCAAAGTTTTCCAAGCTCACTCTAAAGCGATATTGGAGTTTTGGCATTAAAAGTCCCTGGTTACTAGCGGAATCTCCGCTAGCCAGTGGAACTGTAATTTTTGATAGTGTTGAAATTGCCATTTAGTCTGCTCCTGTTATATATATTTATCAGTTTATAG